ATATAACTGTCTGACTGTTTGCCAACATCAATAGTTTTAGGATCACGTTTACCTGCCATTGCTTCTTTTATTTGATCTGCTAAGTCATCAGGAGAAGCACTGCCAACTTCATATTCATTTTTATATACATAGGAATCGTAGCCATTTTTATTAGCTACTCTTTTAATTGTTTCAAACCATTCTTTTCTGTCATTATAATTTTTAGTTGTATCTAAGCCTACTCTTACTGCCCTGCCTGCTTCTAGAACTAAGTCTTTCCATAATTTTTTATCCATGCCCATACGTTCAGCATCAGGTAGCATATAGTATGTAGTATTGTTCATTTTTATAGGTATCTTATTTTCAACCTGATTTAATATTAAATTAGCATCTTTAGGGTCTTGCATAAGAAATTTTAATAAGTCTTTGTCATTACCATTTACGGATATTTCAGCTAACCATCGTTTAGGTTCTTTAAAAGAACTTAGGTCAGGTATTCTTGCAGGTTTAAGTGTAGTTCTTAGTTGTAAAGGTAAAGTTCTTTCACCTATCTTTTTTGTAGTTCTTCGTTCAGCTTGCACAGGAGTTCCTACATGAAACCCTATGTCTGCTTCATCATTTTTTGAAACAAAACCAAATTCTTTAAAATTCTTAGCTGTGGCATGATAAACTTTTTTTCCTTGATACTCGTCTTTTTTTAAAACAGAAGAAGAAGTAGGTTCTTTATCAACAACAGATTTATTAATCGTAGGAGTATCGCCTGCAAGAGCAGGTGTCATACTTGAGTCTCCAGATGCTGTCTTAAAGACAGTAGACATTTCATCTGATGCTTTTTTAATTACAGGTTTTAGAAAGGACTTAGCTGTTCTTCCAACTACACCTGCAACAGGTATAAGACCTGCTGTGACAGCAGTTGCATATAATGCACCCATACCTAGTTTTTTAAAATCAGATTCTCTATAGCCTTCTTCAAATAAAGTTTTTATCTGTTTAACATCATCTGGTAATTCTTTAATAGCAATAGCATCTCCTGTTATAGGAGCTATAGAAGCAGCAGTATATGCTTCATCTTTGGTAACTCCCTCTTTATCTTTTTTTTCTATTTTAGATAAAACATTTTGAAACTGTTGCTGTGTAGAACTAGCCATTGTTTACCGATTCTCGTAATAACTTCATTCGTCTTAATGTTGCAATAGCTCCTTGTGATCTATGCATCATAATAACATTATCAGATTGCTCTAAAGCCTTTTGTTGTTGTTCAATCAATGCATCAATATAATTATTGAAGCTGTTCATTAACTGAAGGTTGTTCACCAACGGTTTCAGTTGGCTGAGTATTTGCTTGTCCACCTTGTTGAGGTACTCCTGTAAATCCTTGTTCTCCCGGAACTGGAGCTTGTCCTGTTCCTATGGTACTACCACCTGCTCCTGTTGGGTCTAGTGGGTTTGCACCTTCTTGGGGTTGTTGTTGTGCTTGTTGCTGTGGAGGTCCTTGAAACTGTTTCATTAGTTCTGCTTGCACTGCTGCTTCATCCATGTTGTTTGTTACTTTATTTGGATCAAGGTCTAGTGCTTTAGCAATCTCCGTGATAACATACTGAAACTTAGCAAAGGGTGCAAGAACAGGACTAGATGCTACTTGTAAGAAAGACATTAATCTTTGACTTCTTACTTCATTAGCCATCAGACTTTCTGTACCTCTAGCTTTTACTTCTAAGTCACCACGTATCTTTGGATCAAAATCAAATTGCATATTAAATCTAAACAACCCTTCGCCTAAAGGTTTAAGTAAATAGTCATCTACATTTTTTATAACCGTTTTAACGCTACCACTAGCTGCGTTCATAAGCATTGATATACCAGATGCAGTTCTACCTACGCCTGACACACCTGTCTGACCGTGAGAAAAAGATGGTATACTTGTGCTTTCATCAGCAAGTTGTCTAGCTTTATCAAACAACTGTAGGTTTTCACCTGATACGTTTGGAAACTTTGTGCCAAATATAGCTTGACCCGGAGCACCACCCTGTCTTCTAAATATCTTGCCCGGATATACGGATAAGTCTTGCCCCGGAACTAGATTAGTTTCATCTACCTCTATAAGCAAGTTACCTGATAACACAGCATTGTCTACAGCCATTCTCATAAAGCCATTCATTAATGTTTGCGTATCATCCATATTCTCAGCAACACCTACTCCAAAGAAAGAGTATGGGTTTAACTCATATGGAGAAGCCATGTAAGGTATTCTAGCAGGCTTAAATGGATTTAAGACAGCACGTATAACTCTGTTGTTACAACACCATATATTAACTTGTAATTCATCGTAATCTTTTAAATCATCTGGTATATCTACTTCTTGATCTACAAGAAGGTCTGTCTCTATCATACCCCAATATTCAAATACTTCAAATCTATCTACGTCACTATCTTGGTTGTAGTCACTAAGGTCATCTTCCCAATACTTTTTAACGTAGTTCTCTCCTTCAGCTATTGCATCTTTAATAACTTCTTCTCTAAAGTAGGGTCTACGTTTTAAAGCTCTTAGCTCCGACCTAGACATTTTATGTCTTTGTATTACGTACTGTGCTTCATCTATATTATTAGCATCTGGGTCAGGGTAAAAATCCCAAACAGATACATGATTAATTTGTGGCACAGTTTTAAATACAGGGTTATATTCACCTTCTTCATCCCAATTAGGATACTCTTTATCAAAAGCAAAAGGTCCTTTCATAACGCCTGTTCCAAATAGTGCCATTTCAAAAGCTGTGTTTCTTAGGTGTTTATTAGCATTTGATTCTTCTAATTGGTCGTGGATTTTCTTTTCCATATTTTTTGCCGCAACCATCGCAGGACTAAACGTAATTGCTGACGGAGTTTTACCAACGCCTTCTTTAAGAGTTTCAATATCTGACAAGTTATCTGCCAAAGGACCAAGCATATCTTCCAAGCTCTTTGCAGTAGCTCCTTTAGGTAAGTCTTTGCCATCCCCCTTGAAACCATAAGGGGATTCCATACTATTGCTTCCCATAAGTTCTTGAGGTTCTTTAGGATCAAAGTTAACATCTTTTGCTACTCCTTCTGGTAATTCCGTTGGATCAACACTTAACGGAAACTTATTATTTGCAAATAAGACATCAACAATCTGACCATAGGCTGCTAATGTCTTAGTCTTAGTTACTTTAATAAATACTCTTGATTTTTCTGCTTCAGTAAACTGTACATCAGGTCCATATAAACCTCTATAGTTTCTGTAGGCTCTAACCCATCTCTGTTCATCCTCATATCTATAATCGTCTGACTTTTTATACTTAGCCATAACATAGCTATTTAAGGCTGCAGTAGAGGTTTCATTTTCTACTGAATTTTCTTCTATATCTTCTAATGCTATTGCATCAGTATCCATGTTTAAATCTTCATCTGCCATATTAATATCCAAAGGTTGCATCAGCTACAGGCATACTTCTACTTGGTACACCCATAGGATCATAGTCAAATATACTAAATCTAGGTCTTGACATTATACCATACCTTAACGCATCGTACAAGTGATCTTCTGAATGAGTATCTATATCTTCAGGATTTTTCTTGTCGATAGGTAAAGCAGGTAATTGAGATGTGATATTAGTACAATTATTAAAGAACACAAGTCTTGGTTCTTCCGTGTATTCATCTACCTGTAAACGTCTATGTATCTCGTTTTTTCCTGATACACGACTGCCTTTACTTCTGTCTGAGGGTCTCCAACGACAACCTCTCATAATCATTTGTTCTGCAAGAGAAGGACCAGTATCACCACGTTTATGCCAAAGGCTACTGTCCAACACACCATACTTAATATTTCCATCACCTGCTTCTGCTTCTAGTATCATATCTGCCAAATCTGTGGCAAGGACTTTGCTAACGTAAAGTTCTCTGTAGACAATAAGTTGTTCAGCAGGCGATACAGCAAACCAAAGAACCCCAGACTTACTGCCATAACCATAATCGCAAGCTCTAAACTTAACCCAATTATTAGGTATCCGAAAAGGCTCAATAGTGTGGATACTCCTATCAAACTCAGTAAAAGCAGCACCTTCCTTAATATCCCAATCGCCATCCAATAATTGCCTTCGTTGCTGTTCAGGTAACGATAGGAGCATGGCTTCGTAATCCCCTTGCTCTGCAAGATAAGGATTGTCTGATAATCGTGCAGGGATAAATCTCCTCTTGAATAACGATTTGCCAGCCTTTTCATGTCCTGCTGGATATTTAAGTGCTTCTCCTGTTTCAATATCTGTTGCATCAAACTTTTGTCCATATGGTGATGGATCAATAAACATCTTCTTTACCCAATGATGTCCTCTTCCTCCGGGGTTTGTTGTTGCCCTCATAAAAATTGGTAAGTCAGGTGCTGTAGAACGTAAACGTGATCTCATATAATTCCAAGCAAAGGGAGTTGCCCATTGCGTTAACTCATCAAAGCCTATCCAACTAAAAGCTAAACCTTGATATCTTAAAACGTCATCATCTCTATCAAGATAAGACATCCATAATCTTGCACCTGATGGTGCTACCCATTGCATCTTTCTCTCTGACCATTTAATACCAGACCAAATACGTGGGTATATTTCTTGAGACTTATATATAAGTTCTCTTAATTCTTCTGTTGTGTGTCTTAGTAACAAACCACTAAATGATGGATGACCCATATAACGTAGTGGGTCTGCAAGCATGGCATATGATTTACCACCACCTGCTGATCCTCCGTACAAAACTTCTCTTTCACCTGCGGCTAAGAAGTCAGTCTGAGGTCCTGCATTAGGTTTGAATATAACATTGTTCTTTTCTTCAATGGATATAGTCTCAACTTCAGTTGTAACCTTAATGCTAGGTTTTTGCTCCTGTTCTACTTTCTTCGATTTTTTTGATCGTGTTGATCGCTTTTTCGGCATAGTCTGCCCACTTGCGTAGGCTTCTAGCTTTGTTCTTACGATATTGCTCATGCTGTAATCTTTTTCTTAGTCCTACATGAGATATATAACGATCCGTTTGTTTTGTTAGCCAATTAGCTACCTCTCTATATGAATACTGTTTAACGTAGTTTCTAGCCATCTCTAGCTTGTCTAACTCGTTTTGTATAGGTTCTAGTACGTCAGGGTCTTCCAAGCTCTGTACGTAGCCAAAAGGCACTGTACGAGCTATACGTGGTATCTGTGTCCATTCGTTGTCTTCTTTTAAGTCTGTCGGCTGTGGAAGTTTCCATTTACCTACTGATCTATTCATCTTCGTCTTCAGTTTTCTTTGCAGGCATTAACATAACACCACCAGTAGCTTCTACTTGCATTTTCTCTGTTTTAACTAAACCTGTTCTATCTAACAATTCTTTAGCAGCAGACATCTTATCTCTAAGACCTAACTCTGTAGGATCATACAAACCACCCACCATAGCCATTGCAGCTTTAGGTGCGTTTCTACTCATGTACATTTGTGTTGCTTCCATGATCTCATCTTTCATAGATTTAACTATGTCATTTGTAGATGTACCATCGGCATAGCCTGCTAACTTCTTAGCTGCTACTACATCTCCACCTGCTTCATCAAATAAAACAGCTAGAAACTTCTGTTGTCTTTCTGTTAGTTCTTTACTCATGCTGGTATTTCCTTAATCATTTGTTTTTCAACACGGTCTATGAGACGTTGTGCTCTGTTAGGAGTCTGACGATACCAATTACTGTCTTCCATCTCATCTGCCATTTTTGCCCAATCTAAATCTTCTACGGCAGCAAGCATGTTCTTAAACTTAGATAGTCTAGGTCTACCTAATTGAAAACACATATTAGCTAATACATGTTGTATATCTTCAGGTAGATTATCAAATTGAGAGAACAATAAGTTACAATCGTTTATAGTTGTTTTAATGTCTCTCTCAAACCAATCATTTACTTGGTCATGTGGTATTTTAGTTCCTATGGGTTTATCATAAAAATCCTCATCCCATTCAGTAATGAGGTGTCCTATACCCCCTGTTAAATGCCCAAGTGAACATCTATATATTTCAAACTTTATGCCTTCATCTTCTGCTAATTCATCTTGTAGTTTTATTAAGTTCATTTCTTCCCCATAATTTTCATAGCTTGACCTGCACCTTTAATACCAAAGGATGCACTGATTGCTATAAACAAAAGATACTGATACCACTCAGGTAGTGTATTTAATACTTCAAAGCCTACTCTTACATACTCTGTCATGCTAGGTACAAATACTAGTATAGCAGGTAATAACAAAACAATCAAGGCAAATTCGTCTTTCCAACTTCCATCGGTTGCATCTGCCATAGTTTTTTCCCATTCTACTTCACCTGTTGCTACTTTCTCAGCTACAACTGCCTTAGCTTTAGCCTGTGCAACTTTAGCCTGACCATCTGCTTTGACCTTCTCAACCTTACTGTCCATCCAAGAACTAGCTAAGTTTGCTATAGGTCCTATCAACGCCGTAAACATGTACACTCCTTGTGTTTAAACTTAGTATCAATCCATACTTTACCATAGTACAAAATAAATAACCATACTGTAAATAGAACACCCTCACCATAACTAAGGTCGTTCCATGCATCTAAAACCATGTTCTCCATTATAGTCTCCTAGTTCCTTCTTTTTCTTGTTTTTCTCTTAGAGCTTTCACGT